GCGCCGTGGCGACCATTCAAAGTCAGCCAGCACCAGCCATCGTCTTTGCTTTGGCATCGCAAATGCCTATCTTGCAGCAATGGAGGCCCGAATGAACCGACCGTTACAATTTCTCGTCGCCGTCGCCTGCGTTGTCGTTATTGCCTGCGGAACGATATTCCTGATGGACCGCAAAGAAATGGCGGATCGAGAAGCCGCAGAACGTGAGCTTTCCGAGATGATGGCCCGCTCCCGTGCGGAAGCCCGCGCCCAAGTAGAGCGCGCCGAGGAGCAGAAGAAAGTTGATGCCTGCGCCGCCGATCTTCGGGCATACGATGAGCAGAACGAGACATTCTCTTTCGTCCAGCGCGTCACATCAACAGGAAGCACGCTAACATCGGATTCCCTACTTTCAGCGGTTTCCGATTGCCGCGATCTGGTCAGTTCGTCCAAGCCTTCCGAATTGCCCGAGTAATCTTCCCGCGCACCCGTGTCCGGTTCGCCCGCCATGCCGGGTTGAAGTAGGGGTTTGCGGGCATATTCTTCGTGCCGTCCTCTTGCAGCTTGGCGTTCTGAAACCGCCCGCCGCTGGAATTCGTCACAATCGTCGTTTCATCACCGGCCTTGACGACGACCCCGATGAAGCCGCGCTCACCCTTTCTGGTCGTGATAGAGGCCGCGTCCTCAACCCTGATCGAATCCACAAGCTCGCGCTCATCTTTCGGGGCGAGATAGCGCATGGCCTGCGCGACTTCTTCGCCGCCCTGACGGGCTGCAAGCTTGGCCTGCGCGGCAACCGCTGCCGCCTTGCGGCGAAACATGGCGCGAGCTTGTGGGATGCCATTAACCATTGCTCTCAACGTCCGATTCGACCTGCACGATGCCATGAACCGACTGCCCGTCTGGATCATCCGTCACCCGGACAAGCGGCACCTGCATGGGGTGCATCGTCAGCCGGGCGGTATCTGCGTAGCCGTCCAAGGCCGTCGCAATGTCGTCAGTCAGATCCTCGCACTCGCCCTTGTTGGTCACCTTGTGCCACACATCCACCTGCACGACGATGCTGCGGGCCGCGAAGCAGTCCGTGCTCTCGTCGTTCCAATAGGACGGCCCAAGCGTGGCATATGGGTAAGGGGTGTCCTCTGCCGCCTTGTCGTAAACGCGGCCTGCCAGCCCCGGAACCTCGGCCATGATCCGGTCCATGATGATCCGGCGCAGTTCCCGGCCCGCTCTCATCAAACCGACTCCACCAGCATTTCGAGATACAGCCGGTTATCCGTCTCGGCAGGATCTTCTTTCACGTCATACACCTTGCCATCGATCACCGCCCGCCACTCGCTCGTGATCTGTGCGGTATCAGTCGATCCTCGCACCGTCAGGATTGCCGGGGTCCGCGATGCCAGGCGCGCCTGCAAGACAGCCTCGCCGCCCCGCAGCCGCTTGACGTTGCACCAGACCGTGAATTGGTCGGGATAGGACAGGATAATCTGCCCATCAGCATCCCGGCCCTTCATGGGCTTTTGGAACGTGGCGCGCTTGGTGAGACGGCCCGCCTGCATTATGCCAACCCCCGCCACGGCGCGACCAGCGCGTCATAGGCAAGTGTCGGCGTCCAGTCGCTGGCGCTCATTTCGCGGTTCTCATAGAGCGTCGCCATGTGCAGCAGAACCGCCGCCTTGATCGGGGCCGGAACGATGCCGACACCGCTCGTATAGGTCACGCTCACGGGCGATGGGTAATCCCGCGAAAGCGTCGGCAGATCATATCCTGACCGGATCAGAAGTTCATCGCCAGACATGACGTATTGAGCGGCATCGACGGTCTGCTCGAATCCGCCCTCATCGCGGTAGGTCACGCTGTCAACCGTCTTTATCGGCCCAACAAGAAGCGTCATCCGGTCGTGGAAACTGCCGAAATCCTGACGCCACGTCTGCACGCGCAATGCACGCCCAAGAATCCCGTTCCAGCCATCCAGATAGTCGGATGCAGCGGTCACGAAGAGGCCGATCAGATCATCCTCGTGGTCATGATCGACGCGCAGATGCGTCTTGGCCTCGCCCAACGTGACGATCTCCGATGCCGGGGCTGTGACCAGGACCGGGGCTTTCATCAGTCGGCCTTATTACTGGGCTTCGCAGCCTTTTTGTTCTCGGGCGTAGGTGCCTTTTTGGCCTCTTTCACCTCTTCCACGATGCCCCGCTTGATCTTGTATTCAGCGTTGCCCTTCGTGTCCTCATACTCTTCGCCCGGCAGGTGGAACCCCACGGTCGAACGATGCTGGCGAATTGCTCGGATGCGCATTGCAACCTCCATTCATGAAGTGGCCCGTCCTGTAACGGGGCGGGCCAAGGGCCATTAGGCCGTGATGGTGAAGTCACCGTAAACGAAGGCATCGGGCCGCGTGATTGCCAGCGCGATCCGCTCTTCCGCCCGGATGGTGAGCATGTTCTTGACGAAGTTGTCACGATCCTCGGTCGAGATCACCACGTTCGCCTGCTCACGATCCCAGATGCGCGCGCCGGTCGAGAAGCCGCCCACGAGGAACTTGCCTGCCGGCATCGACCAGTTTTCCCGCACGCGCAGGCCCCAAAGGCGCGGCTCGGTGCCCGAGGCAAAGGCCGAGAACAGATAAGCGTCCTGGGTGTCTTTCAGCAGCTCGATCTTCGCCCAATCTTCCGGGTTCAGAACGATTGCATCGGCGGGATAGAACTTCTTCGCCGCCGCCAGCTTGGCCCAACGAACGACATCGACCGCCGAAGCGCTCGTGCCACCGGGGATACCGTTGGTCGCTGCCGACTGATCGAAGGCGGTCGCGTTCGGCAGCAGGCCGGTCAGGTTCTGGCCGGTGCCGTCACCGTTCAGGATCTGATCGTCCTCTTCTTCGTAGAGGCCGCGACGCATTTCCTGATCCAGAATGGTCTGGAATGCCGGGCTGTCGTCCATCAGCTGCTTCGACTGCTGCACCCAGTGGGCGATCGTGCGGATGTTGACGGTCGCCAGCGTCGGCACGGTGATGTCGCTCTCGGGCTTCAACGCGCCTTCTGCAACGGGCGCGGCATTCATGTCGCCACGGACCCACTGCGGGAACTCGATCGCGTTGCTGTTGGTCCGGCCGACCGGGATCAGGTCACGCATCGTGAGCGGCTTGCGCGGCTCGATGACCATTGCCATCTGCTCCTTCGGCACACCCCAATAGGTCGTGCTGTTCGGAACTTCGACATCAGCCGTCAGGATAGCCTTCTGGGCCAGTTGCATGCGCCCGCCGCCCTGCTCTTGGAACGACTTGAACTCCGCGCTTTCCATGATGCGCTGCCCGAAGGACTTGCGCTCTTCGGCACCGCCGCCGGGACGGGACATTTTTTTGTCCATGTCGTCGGCCAACTTGGCGAGGTTCTTCACCTCCTCGGAAACACCGGTCAGGCGCGAGGTGATGTCGGTCAGATCTTCCTTGTTGGCAGCCTTCGACTTCAACTCGGCAATGATCTGGGCCTGATCTTCGGACTTCTTGTTGAGCGCCTCGTAGGTACTCTTGAACTCGGCAGAGATGCTCTCCGCAAGCTCTTTGGGATCAACGTGCTGGGTCATTTCTGGACTCCCTTGAATGCACGAATGTCATTCAGGATGCTGTCGAGCATCCGGTGAGCCGCAGTCTCTTCGCCAGCGTCCCGCTTGGCCTTGAGTGCGGGTATTCCATCTCGCATCAGCGAAATGGCGGCGGATCGCGATAGCTGACGAGCGTCCCGCTTCGTCAGAACACGTTCCTGCTCCCTGTCCGTCATGGACAGGAATTCTTCCAGCCCGATCGATCCTTCGTCGCTTTTGACGGTGTCGATCTGGGCAATATCGAGCATGGGGAAGGTCACCACTGACACCTCCCACAGGTCCAATTCCTTGAGGCGGCGGATGCCGGTGCTTTCATCGACCTCGGCATTCTTCGTCTTGTAGCCAATCGACAGGCCAGAAATGACCTGGTCCTTCGCGAGGGCGTGGATTTCCTGCGCCTTGGTCGAGGCCATCGTGAACTTGCCGGTCAGCTTCAACCCGCGTTCGTCTTCCGACACTTCGGTCCACTTCCCGATCGGGAAGCTGTCGATATGGTTCCAGAGCATCGGGATCGGCTTGCC